CGTCATCAACCTCACCCCGACGAAAACCCTCTGTAGGAGACTTCTTATGGGGGGTGGCAGATACCCTTACCCCAGCATGGCCTTGCTAGCCTGCTTGGCGGCGTATTCAACAGCCTGGTGCGATACCCCTAGTGCCGCCGCTGCCTGGCTCATATCCTCGTATCCTGTCAGGTGCCCAAGCCCAGTGCCAAACGCCATGCCCACAATGCGCAGGCGCATGTTGCTGCGTGCTGTGGCGTCCAGCAGCCAACTTAAAATCCGCACGATTGCCACGCCTCCTGAGGTCTGCCCGTGCGCTCGGCAGCCTTTGACGTACCAACGCCAGACGTCCTCGGCCTGGTCGTGCGTTAGGCCAAAGTCGAGGAGGTCTTCAATCCCTGCGGAATAGTCTGGTTCGGTCATTTTCAAAAACAGCTCCCAGGTGAGGACTCGAACCTCACGGCCCGCGCTTGATCCCGGCGTTTTGGCCCTTGGCCTTGAGGGAGCGCTGCTCTACCAACTGAGCTACTGGGAATGTGCGCCGGTCTCTCCCGGATGTCACGCCTCTTGCGGTGTGCGTTCACCACGGCTCTCATGTCAGCCGCTGACCTGCCTACTCTCAGGTTGTCACACCACTCATCGACTGGAATATCCCCGGTCCGTGCGCAGGTGTCGCAAAGCGTGCAGTCTCTCCTGCTGTCACTCCACTTTTGGGCCAACTGGTCAGCCCCGCAGGTGTCGCGGAAGTAATGGCTCGCCGGTTTGAGGCTCACGCCTTGGCAAGCTCTGTCGCACTCAGTGATGCACAGCAGGCTGCACCTCGTCAAGGTCAGCTTCAGTCCAGCCTTCCCTACGCATCTGCGTTTCAAGTGCAGCAATGCGCCTGTGCGCTAGTCTCAACTGCCTGGTCGTCTCTTCCAGCGCAGCCATAGCGGTTTCGATGGCGAGGGTCAGTTCAATTCGTTCAACAGGTTTGATGCTCATACCATTTCGTTGGGTTCACCGATTTGGTTCCAGTGCCTCTCGTGCTATTGCGCGCACTGCGTCCATGCGATCAATAGCAGATCCACTTTGCGAAAATTGGCTGTCTGAAATGCGTTTGAGTGCAGTTTCCAGCTTTTCAATTCGCGCCTCTGCCTCGTCCAAATCGGAATTAAGAATACAAGGATCGCCGCAATCGCATCGCGCATCGTTAATCATTCTAACGTGGTTTGGATCTGTGCTCATTTCTTTTCCTCCCATTTGCCTAGCGTCTTAAGAAAAGCCTCTGCACGTTGGCGAGCTGTAGCGCACACCCACGGCCAGTCTGCATCTAATCCGCGCAGATGATCCGTTTCGACCAAACCGGCAAGCGTAGTGAGGTATGAGTTGCGGTCTTCAGTCAGCACCTTTTCAGCCTCATGCATCGCGTTGAGGCTCGTTGAGTATTTTGGCAAAAACATTACCCTGTAACCTGTTTCGCCCGGCGCTTTGCCAACGACATTGTCTCTAATCTCCGTCCACCCACACTTCTTCGCAATCGCCGCGTTGATTTGTTCGTCAGTCATACAACGTTACTCCGCTTTATCTCTTCAGCATTCGCCAGCTTCGCCTCCAACTCCTCCAGTGCGATGCCGAATCGGTCAGCAATCTGATGCCGTGCGTCACATTCACCCTCGGCGTCAACCATCCACCAACGGAACGGCTGGTAGTCTGCGCTCACCAAATAAGCCCGCTTTCTAGGCCAGTCCGCTGTGGTCATACTGGTTTGCATATACACGGCATCAGAAACCGGCATTCTGTTCGCCTGTGAGGAGTTTGCGGATGTCTCGTCTGAGGTCAGACAGGATAATTGCGTAATTGTCCCAGACTTCGAGGGCCATCATGTGGCCGATGGGGTCTTGCGATTGCACTCCGGCGACGTGGTACGGGACTGCACCCAGTGCGTTGTCGGCGCGCTGGAGCAGGTTTCGTAACGTGCGGATGGTTTGCTTCTGGTCCTCCAGCCGGGACTGCAGTCCAGGCACTACGGTTTCGCATTCCAAACACGGCTTGGTTGCCAGCATGGCAGCCTCGTCGCGGAGACGTTCGATTTCGTTCACAAGGTCAGGAATCATGGTTGGGTATCGGTTGGGTTGTGTTGTCGGTTTAGGAAAAATTTTCAAAACTTTCGGCGGCCTGTTGTTCGGCGATGATTCGATCGGTCTCCTCAGCCTGAGCCCACATGTGCCGAATGTACTGCTGATCTCGTTCCGGCAAATGGGAGATGTCCGGGTGCGGTTCTTTTGAGCCGCTGCCGCGCCTTAAGCGCGAGCGAGCGGGCTCAGTTTCTTCCTTCTCTAATTTACACGCGGGGACTTGAGGCCCCGCTGTAAATTTGTTCTCTGTTCTCTTCTTGCGTCCAAACTGTGTACTCACGTCGCGTCCATGTGGTGTACTCACGTGCCGTTCACGTGGTGTACTGCCGCGTCCATGTGGTGTACTGCTAATTGAGGTCAAAAAAAAGGCGTTTCGGGTCGCTCGGTGGCCTCCATTTGACCCGGAAAACTTGCGGATTAACTCCGATTTTTCAAGCGCATCGAGTGCCGTTTTGACCGTCCCGCGAGAGCATCCCACATGCTCGGCGAGCTGCTCGTAGGACGCCGGAAAACGCCTTTTTTGATCGGTTCCGGCAGCGCTTTGAAAGTGCGTCAAAGCGCAATAAATCGCGTAGGCATTGATGCCTAGTTTGCCAGCTTCAATAGCAGCTTCGCGGGTCTGCCAAGCAAAAGGGCCCTCGTCTTTTGGGTTCTCGGATCGTGGTTTCATTTGCGTTTTTTGGGTTCTTCCGGCGGTTCCGGCTGCGGGCATTGCTGCCAAATCATGCCGTGCTTCTCTGGGTTGGGACTGTGCCGAATGTATATTCTTGCGCTTGGTTGCCCCTCCCAGGTGCTCATGCCAGCCCTCAGCCTGCGCTTGGTTGCCGTCAGCGAGCACGTCGGCGGCTGTCCTGGCTCAGTCTCGACTCTCTGTAGAGTCACCACCTCACGGGCCCAGTTTGTAAGCGCGGATGAGCCGAATCCGGCATAAGCCAAGTCCGAATCGGTTCGTGCGGTGCCCTCCCGTGGTTTTGGCAGGTGATGTATCAGCACCAACAAGACTCCGGTTTTGCTACTGATTCGGTTTAGCCCATTGCAAAACTCGGTAACCACTTTTTGGTCAGAAATATCGTCGCCGAGATAGCACATTAAAGGATCAATCCACGCAACGTCAGGTTTGTGCTTAACGATAAGCGCTTCGAGCACCCTTAAAAACTCCGGCCCGCTGTGTACGTTATCCCGATAAAAAACCAACCGCTCGTTTAATGCTTGTTTTTCAGACTCGCCGCATTCGTTTTTCCCGTATTTGCAAATCACAGATTGCAAGATTTCCGCTTGATCTCCGATATCGTTTTCGGCTTGTAAAATTAGGCTTTTGAGCGGTCGAACTGGTGTAATTGCAAACGTCAAAGCGCCTGCAAAATGTCCTTTTCCGTGCAATGCCCAACCGATGGCAAGCTGCATCGTCAGAGAGCTTTTCCCGATGCCGCTTTGAGCGTTGATAAGAAGCGAGCCGCCCTTGCACAGCCACCGGTTGCCAATCAGGTTGTTTCTATCGCACTCCGTATCATAGGTCAGGAGGTCATTGAACGCCGTTTGTACTATAGAACCCAGCCCTTGCTCGGCACTGGCAACCGTCACAGCGTCGCCTAGCCCGGCCACGACGTCGCCAGTCGGCAGCCCATCGCTTAGCGCTTTTGCCGCCTCAATCAGTTGTTGCAGCAACCTGCGCCGCCTTGATGCGTCCAGCACCAGTCCGCACCAGCTCGGGAGCGGCTCAAGGCTTGGCATCCCGGTGGAGAGTTCCGAAATGATTGCAAACGCGACGCCCTGGTGCGCAAGTTTTGTCGCAAGCCCGATCGGGTTGAGGCTTTCCCCGGCATCAGCGGTCGCTTGGATGCCGCTGAAGATTTTGGCAAACGTCGGGTTGTAAAAGTCCGCAGCGGTCAGCCCCGAAACTGTCACCGATGGGAGTGCGGTGTGAGGGGCAAAAAGTAGACAGCCCAGCACCGCCCGCTCGGCTTGTTCAGCCTGCGGGATGTTTTGTGCGCTCATGCCTTAAAGCGCTGCCTCGTGTCGTCTTTGTGCTCGGACTAGGTCGGACACAATCTCCGGCTCTGCTTTGGCACTAAAAAGTCGGATCGCCTTTGCGAGCTTATAAGTGTCAGTTGCCAGCGGATGCAGTCCAGGCTGCCCAGAATTAACCAGTGCCGTGTGAGTCTTCATCAATTCATCCGCAATTCGCTCCGCTTCTGTCAGTTCAGTTTTGTTCATTGGTGTTCCCGCGTTAGTTGGATGCGCGGCCCCCAAAACGGTCATTAGAACGGGATTTCGTCTGGCATCAGGTCATCATCAGCAACGCTAGGCGGCAGCCAGCGCTTGATTTCGAGGTACGGCTTTCCGGTCTTGTCGCTGATCCGGTCACCGGGCCCGAGTTCAACCTTGGCAATCTTACCAATGCAGTCCTCGGTTTCGATGACAAGCGTTTTGCCTTCCACAACGCGCTTTCCGATAGCCGTCGCAAACTCAGCCACGTTGCGGCTGTTCTTCGCCGTAAACACGATGTAGGCGCGGAACGTCAGCGGTCCCACTTTGCATTCAAGCTGCAGCATTTCGTTTCCGGCCTTTGAAACAGCCTCGATAGCGTGCTCGATTTTCGCGAGGTGCACCCCAGCTTCGATGCTGGTTTGCTGTTGGTTGGGTTCAATTTTGAGTGATGGCATAGTGTGTTTTTAGATACCGAAGGCGCTGAAAAACCGCTCAGGGAATGCTACTGCCTGCGTGATAATGTCCCCCGGGATGTCGAGGTATGTCTGTCCCTCTGCTTTAATCCAGCCCCGTTTGATGGCCCCTTGCGTGACTTTTTCACGCTGCGCCGCTGACTTGTCGGCCAGCAAGCGCTGCATGGGATGAATTCGTTCGAGCATTGGCGGGACTGGTAACTCTACAGGCTCAGCTTCGACCTGTACAGGTTCCGGTTCCGTTTGCACCTGCACCGGCGCAAACTCTTGGACCTCCTCGGGTGCGTAAAGTCCTGACAGTACCCCGGGAAAGATTCCCCGGACTGCTTCGGAAATGCACCTAGCCTTGAGCATCTGCCTCGGAAACTTGCGCCAGGTCGGGTTGCTAGTCAGCCCGGCCCGCTCGGCGTCCTTAATTGTCCAGGATACTTTGAGGCTGCCGCCCTGCGGGTGCGTAAAGGTGCCCGAGACTGCCTCGTGCGTGTACTCGTGCCACTCCACGCGGCCCCCGGCTTGCTGGAACCGTGCCAGCATGGCCTCGGACTTAAGCGACGGCTTGCCCCCGATGATGTGGTAATCGCGGGCGGCTTCGGCCGGGTGGCGTCCTTCAGCTTGGCATAGCAAGCCCAGCGCAAGAGCCTGCTCGGCGGTCTGGATGCCAAAGAGTTTGGATTTTGCGATGGCCTCGGCCATCAGTTTGGTTTGATCGAATGGTATCAGGTTCATTTGTTCTTTAGTTTCATTCCCGCCTCTAAAATTAACAGTGCGTCGGCGGTCTTGAGCGTCACTGTGAGTTGCGGATATAGCGCCTGAGCACGGCCTTTGAGATGAGCTTTCCAGCGGTCCCCGTGCGTTTTCTTGTCACCGAGCCCAAGAGCCTGTTGCCACTTTTTGGGCGGCAGATACTCAATCCGAGCACCGTAGGCGGCAAGGATGCCCTCGATTCTTCCGTAGTTGCGGAACATGGTAGCCATGCTTGAGCCGCTCATTTTGCCTGCAAACTTCGGGAGTTCCTCCAAAAACACGATAGAAGTTGGAAAAAACGGCCCAGTGGTTCGCGTGACAAGGATTTGAAACTGCGTGTCGAGGTCATGCAGCGTCTCCGGCATCGGCAGTGCATGCACGCTGCCGTCGGTGTCGGTGTAGGCAATGCCGCCGCCCACGCCTGGGTCGATGGCGATGTAGTTTTGAGTGCTCATTTTGATGCCACAAGTGGAGCCTGCCCAATCTTTCGCTGCACAATCTCATCCGGCAGCACTGCACCGGCTGCACTCCAAAGAGATTGCGCCTTTTTAAGGCTGATCGAGCCTTGCGCTAGAATCGCGTCACCGGCACCGATTGCACCGTTTCGCACTGCCTGCGCGATATGTTCGGCCTCGATGTACTCGCTTGCACGCGGCTTTTGCAGTCTCCAGCCTGGCACCTTCACGCCAGCTTCAAGCAATCCGCGTGCCTTCTCCTTGGCAGCGTCTCGGAAGTCGTCCAGCGTCTGGCACGCTGCCAAGAATTGCCCGAGCCGGTCTGGGTCATTGAGCAGTGCCAGAAATCCCTCGTCCTGGACTGTCGGCGCGAGCCCGGCAACGGTCACCAGCGCGCTGTCTTTGCTGGCAACTCTCGCAGGACAGGTCAGGCTTTTTGCACACCAGCCGCAGTACTCGTTTTCAACCGGCGCGGTGCCCACGTTGGCAAGCACGCTGTGCACTAGGTCGTGCGCTTCTTGGTAACTCCAGCGGTGACTGACAACCTGCTTCTGATCGCAAAACAGCAAATGCGTCGTCCAGTACCCCACAAAGTGCGTCTGCATCAGCCCCAGTGCGTAGGCTGCCATCTGTGCGGCGTAGTCGTACACCTGCCCGCTCTTGAGGTCGATTGACCACTGCCCGCGCACTGCCACGCCATCAGCGGTGCCCTCGTGGTCAAGTCCGATTGTGCGGACCTTGCAGTCGGCCTCGTCGGTCGTCAGCCGGTCAGCGCCGCCGTTGAGCAGGATGCACTTGTTGATGGCCCATTGCACTGCTGCTGTGTCCTCGTCGTTAAGGTCACGCGGCAGCTCGCCGGTCGTCCAGGCGTCGCGGAAAACACGGTCCAGCATAGTGCCGCGTGCGGCGGCCTCGGACGTGCCAGAAGCGCCTTGGTACTGGCCGCACAGGGCCAGTTTTGGGAGTGAGGAATGTCGGATGTTCATTAGAATAGGCTGGGTTGAGCTTCAATGTTGCGCAGGTTCGTAACGGCGTGTTCTGCGTAGGACTTTTTAAGTTCAGACCCGACAAAACGCCTGCCAAGGGTCAAAGCGCCGTACCCTTCGGAACCGATGCCCGTAAACGGCGAGTAAACTAAGTCGCCCGGGTTACTCCAAAGCGTGATGGCGCGTTCGATCACGTCAAGCTGAAGCGGGCAAATGTGTTTTTCGTCGGCTTGGTCGCGTGCCACTTCGCCGTTTAACACTCGCCCTTGGTCAACTGTCATCCAGACTGGAGACGCTACCTCCTGCCACCAAGAAACTGGAAACTCTGATCCGTCCTTTGTCACTGGCACCACCGTTTCCCCCGGAGCGCGAAACACGAGTAAGTAATCAGCGCAACCAACTCGCGAACTGGATGAATCGGTTTTCAGCGTTTTGTGGAGTAGCCCGTGCGCTTTGGTGCGCTGCATCTCTGTTACCGGACTCTTCCAGATGCAGATGCGAGAGTGAAACAGGAAGTCATGCTTCCAGAAGGCTCGGATGATCTCCCCGCTAAAGTCTTGGAACTGGATTGCGCCGTGTTTCCATTTTGTCGAAAGAAGGTCCACGCAATGCACCGCGACTTCGCGCCCAGGTTGCATGATCCGTTTGAACTCCTGGATCAGAAAATCAAAGTGCACCATAAAGTCTGCCATTGAGTCACAGTTTCCCATGTCTTGCGGATCGTTTGAGTAAGTAAACAAGTCAGCAAACGGCGGACTGAAAACTGAAAAGTCAATTGAGCCAGTCGGGATCGTTTTTGCCACTCGGACACAGTCACCGTGATGCACTGTCCAGTTGTTCCCGGTGTACGTTTCCACTCCGGTTTCCGCTTCCACTGTCTCGGACTTCTGAAAAGTCATTTCTGCTGCTGCTAGTTTCATGTTCTCTTGCATTTTCTTATGTTGCTCAATTTTGCGTCTGATTGATTGAAGGATGGCTCCTTCCGTCTTTGCCTGCACGATGTAGGCGTTCACCTCTTGCGTTTGCCCAAACCTGTAAGACCGCCTTAAAGCTTGGTAAAAGTCCTCAAACGAGTAGGAGAGCCCCACAAACGCCACGTTGCGGCAGTGCTGCCAGTTGAGCCCAAACCCAGCAATGCTTGGCTTTGTGATAATGACGCGAGCCCGTCCTTGGCTGAAATCGGACAGCAAAGACTCTTTGCGGGATGGCGCATCCGAGCCACGCACTTCAATCGCATCCGGGATTCGCTGGGCAAGATTGTCTGCTTCGTCGTTTGTGTTACACCACACAATCCAAGGTTCATCTGATCCGTTCACTAGATTTGCGACAGCATCGGATCGGTCTGCCGATGTCATGCGCATTTCCCTGTGCATCGTCGTCGCGGATAGCGTGGCAATGCGAAACAAGTCGTCCCCGGTGTCTGTGCTGATGTCAGCGTCCACTAGAATCGTTTGCATGTTGAGTGATGGCAGATCGTACCCATCGTTTTCAAATCCAATATCAGACGGCTTTGAAACGCACGCGGCCCAACTTGCCAGCCACTTCCAAAACTCGCTTTCAGCGTGCTTTTTAAGCCTCCAGTCGCCAGTGTTAAACGTGTCGTTCACAAAGAACGTCGCAAGCATCTGAGCAAGCGAGCAGATGCCAAGAAACTCAGCGTGCTGCCCGAGTTCAGTGTAGTCGTTCGGTGACGGTGTCGCGGTACATGCGAGCCTGTACGGTGTCTGCGAAAAGGCATATGTCAGTGCTTTTCTCGTTTTTCCTGTGAAGGATTTGAGAATACTACTCTCGTCCAAAACTACCCCGGCAAACACTGAGCAATCAAAATGCTCTAGCTTCTCGTAGTTTGTGATCCAAACTCCTGGTGCGGTAATTTCGTCACCGCTCGCGATCTGTTTTGCTTCGATGCCAAACTTCTGCGCCTCCCTAGCTGTTTGAGATGCCACCGCAAGAGGAGTCAGGATAAGCACGCTGCCGCCAGTGTGCTGCACTACCTGGCTCGCCCATTCGAGCTGCTGGGCAGTCTTGCCAAGTCCGCAGTCCTCAAACAGTGCGCAACGCCCTTTCCTAACCGCCCAACGCACGATGTGCGCTTGCCAGTCAAAAAGCGGCGCAATGATCGGCAAAGGCTCAAAACCGGCATCCCGCACGGTCTTTTGCTTTCCTGTGATGTATTCGTCGTAAGTCATTTTTTAGCCTTAAAGTTTTTTGCGTTCAACTGTGCGACCTTGCGCTTGCACTCCATGCTGCACGTTTTGCGCGGGCCTTTGCCCTTGCGATAGTTGGCAAACTCAATGCCGCAGACCATGCACGGGATTTTGACCGTCGTTTTGACGCGCGCCAGCTGCGCCTGAGACAGCAGAGTCTGTAGGCATTCCCGGGAGCATGCTTTAGCCTTTTTCTCGTTTGGTCTAAAAATTGTCCCGCAGGCTGTGCAAGGCTTCATGGGCCTTCGGCAATCAATGCAGCGCTGACTCCATGCCGTCGGCAGTTGCACGCCGCATCCGCAAAACCGGACCTTGTGCGGCTTTGGTGCCCGGATGCGCGGCTGACGCTCGCGGTCCCAGCACGCGGTGCATTTAAGCGCCCTGCGCCCCATTAGTTCACCGCACGCACAGAACTTAGTCTGGCGCGGTGCACGCCGCCGAAACAATCCACCAGACGCCGCCTTGTCCAGGATGGCACCGGCCTGCGCCTCGGTCAGCGTGGGCTCATCTGCCCGACGTGCCAGTCCCCGCCGGACGGCGTCGGCTACCAGCTGCGCAGCCTCGCGCAGTATTGCCTGGTTCTCCGTTTCGTTTGTCGCAGCCGGGCCAAACTCGTATTCCCGAGTACGTGCCGACGGACTCCAGCAAGGCTTGCCGTTGAGCAATCCGCTCATGTAGCCGCTCATGCTGCCCTCCTTGCCATTGTCAATGTCGTGAGGATCGCCAGCCCGGCGATGACAAGCGACTCGCCTAGGCAATCGCAATACTGGATTGCCACGAGGTCAGCGATCAGGAGTGCGCCAAGGCCGCAGGCGTAGGCAACGCTGTGCCGTTTTGTGTTGGGTGCGGTTGGTTGCGGGCCTTGATACGGCCTGCGTGAATAGTGTGAGGTGCTCATTTGTTCGTTGGTTCGTGTTTCACTCTCAGACGAAGGACGGCCTCGTCAGCACCCGCATTACGAGTGGACGCCCCGAAGGGCGTTTCGGCCTAGCTGTACACAACCTCGATAAAGTTGCTTGCTTTCATTTTGTAAGCAAAATCATTCCATCGTTTTGCGGCTTCGCAATATTTTGGGTTACCCATATCCAAAGCGTAAACGCCAGTAGAAACGGCGTCCAATTCCGCTTTCAGCCGAAGAAAGGTCTCTGCCTCGATTGGGATCGCAGCTTCAATCTCTGCGATCAATTTTTTAGATGCTGGTCTGTGTGCCATAAAATTTTGTCGTTTTTTCTAACGACGACAACTCTAGCCACCCAAACGCGGTTGGCTAGCATTATTTTCAACTTTTTTTCGCCCGCCGTAACGCGTTGCGTTCACGCGCTTTAGGTCTAGGCTTGCACGCATTCCGGCGCGCTGCCTCTGCTTTTTTTTCAGATTTTACTGCGCCGCCCAGCTTCCCGATCTCTCGGCAGTGTTCTCGGAGTGTTTTTTCAGTGCTCATGGCGTTCTAAACGGTTGATTTCGCGGTTAATGTACCAAGCGGCCTTGTGCAAGTCCTCCAGTGCCTTGCCTTTGAGCCCGGCACGCCACAAGTACTTGATAGCATTGCCGATGCAAAAATTGAAGTGCTCCGTGATCTGGATGCACTCCACGCCAGACGCGTGCGAAGTGTAGTGCGGTGGGTGGTTGACTGGGTCACTCATTGGATTTGAATTCTGCAACTTGCTCCAAAAACAGCTCGGCAGTCTTTGCCGCCACGGTGAAAACCAGCGGGCCAGACTTTGGCGTGCCGGTGCAGAAAAAGTGCCCGTTGACCTCGGCCATCACAAGAAGCCGGGTTGCCTTAACGTGTTCAGCCGTCAGGTTTGCTGCAGTTCGAAGCGCCAGCGTGATGCGCTGGCTTTCCTTTTTCGTCATACCCGCAGCCTATCCAGCCACGGTTGGTTGTCTAGTGGCTGTTTTCCGTCAGCGTTGCAAGTGCCTTTGTTTCAAGGGGGGAAACTGTAAAACCCCGTCGCAGGATCTCCCTGCGCACCATACGGCTACTTGCTGGGTCCTAGGCCCAAATTATTCTCCGGCAGGTATCAAACCAGACTGAAAAAGCTCTGCTTCCTCGTCCCTGCGCCGTCTTAGCCCGCGAGTGTCGGGCCAGAGGCGTTTCATCGCGCGGATCTGGTCAGGAATCTGCGCCAGCTCGTTGACGCGGAGCAATTCTTGGATGCGGACCATTTCGCGGCGCCGGTCTCCGCTCAAGTTCGGGCCGCGATTAAACACAATCGACACCAGTGCTGCCGCGCAATCCCCCGGGAGTGCCTGCACCTGCGGCCAGATTCGGAGAGTGCGCAGGTACCAGGTCGGAACTGTGACGTCCTCAAACACGGCCAGCGCTGCGTCCCACGGGATCACGAGGTGCCGGACGTGCGGCAGGATAAACTTTGCGTCCTCTCCGCGTCGGTTAGAAACGCCGATCAGTGCCGCCAGTGTCTTTTTGTCAAGGTGCGGGTCCCACGCCCTGGCGGTCTCGGTTGCCGGAGTGTGCCCGAGGTCCCAGCCGATCCCGATTGTGACTCCCGACGATTCCCCGGGCCATTCCGGGTTGCGGTTGTACTCGTGCTCTCCGCCGGTTTCCCAACCGATAATTGCCTTGATGCCGCGCGAGCTAAGGTTAGTCGTCATCCTCGTCATCCTCCACGGTTTCGGTTTCCGCACAAGGGCCTTCAGACCACCGCAACGCCTGGTACTGTCGCGCGTAAAGGCTGCCTGCACCGGCCTCAAACGTCGTGTAGCTGTCGGTGTCCGAATCGTGCGCAAGTATTTGCACGCAATCAAAATGCTCGCCGATCTCGGCAACCATGCGGTCAAGGTAAGCCTGCTTTTCCTCGTCGGTCATAAGATGAAGAAGTGGCGCGCTATAAGTTTGCGCCCGTCGATTGTCGTTGTCATGTAACTCTTACAAGGCCACTTTTTCCGTTTTGCCAGGCGCATTATCGCCTCAAAACTTACGCCCAGCATGTCCGCGATTTGGCGCACACTGTACCATCCCTCTGGCGGCGGTTCCCCGAGCAACTCGGCCTTTAGGGCGGCGATGATCGATCCGGTTAGATCGGCAGCCGGAACTCTTGGTTTTTGGTCTCTTTTGCCAGCCATATTACGGTTTCGTTGTCTGAGTATTCGCCCCAAGCAAAGCCCCTGCTCCAGGACGTGGTTGCCCTGCGCTGGGCACTGTATCCCATGGCGTTCACGTCCCCGAGCCAGCCAACACAATAGCCGGTAGGGTGCGCACGGTTCCGGCCTTCGGCCTGCTGCACCCGGTGTAGGTGCGCGATCACCACTTTGCTTGCGGCCCCTTCGCAGATTGCCTCGGCATGATCCCGCACTGCGTTTTCGTTGACCATGTACCCGTGCCCGAACAATGCGTCTCCGTAGAGCCGCCAGCCTTGCTGGAAATTATAGTCCACAACAGCGCACCGCATGTCCTTGGCCCTGTCGGTAATTTGTGCCATTACACGGGCTGCCAGTGCGGCCACGATGGCACGCGGTGATTCCATGAGCGTATTCAGTCGCGCCTCGTGGTTGCCAAGAAAGTAAACCTGCGGCTCGAGTCGCGAGAGGAACGCGAGCCCGTCGTTAAGGTCCGACTCTGGGTCCACCGCATCGTCAGCTGTGCCAGCTGCGCCAGAGCGAAGGCAAGCGAGGTCGATTGCGTCGCCTAGGTGCAGCGTGGTGTGAGGCTTCCAGCGCTTTTTAAACGCCAGCACCTTGTTGAGCAGTGCCTGGTCGGCGTGGTGCCCGTGCGAGCACCCAACGGCCAAAAACCGCTTCCACGCTCGCGTGATGTTTGCCATGCGTCAGACGCGCGCAACAAACGTCGTCCCCGGCCCCGGGATTTGCGGCAGCCTGCCGTCCTTGTCGTAAATGCCGCTGTACGGGTTGATCTTGTCAACCGGCAACGCCACGCCGTCAGTTCCCGCTGGCGGGAGGATTCTTTTTACGGCGGCGAGGACTTGTAATCCTGCTGGAGGGGTCGCGCCGAGGTAGCGGGCTTGCAGGCTTGGAATCACAGGAACAGGTAGGACAGTCATTTTTTTTGAGGAGTTGCTTGCCAAAAAACCCAAGAGCAATGCCACCAACGCCCGCGACAATGGCCCACGTCCCCGGCGCTACGGTCGAGAGCAGTGTGAGCAGCAGCGAGACATTGCCAGCGGTTAGCGTCATTTGCGCTCGTTCCGAATCACGTCGACGACGCCAAAGATTGCGACGATCGCAGAACCGAGTTCGCCGCCAAGTCCGGTCGAGTAAAAGCCCAGTGCGGCCCCGAGCTTTGCAAGTCCGAGCCATGTCGAAGGCTGCTTAGCGTAATTTTTGAGAGTCTGTTTCATGGTCGTTAAGTAGTCGTTCCCAGAGCGCTTTGCGATCTGCCTCGCACTCCTTGATTTTGCCGTGGAGGTGCCACACTGCGGCCAGCGTAAGAGCCATGGAAAGCCCCTGCGCGGCTGCCTGCTGGGCAATTAGGTCAATGAGCTGGGTCATGCGAAATACGGCGTGTTCGGCGTGATCCGCGAGTACACAAAGTCCAAATTTGCCACCACTGCCGTTGCAATCGCCGCCGTGCGGTTGATGTGAGCAAAGAAAAACAACCGAGCTGTCGGAATGTTGGTTGTATGCGTGGCAACCGTGTTGCCGTCGATTTTGGCAACCACCTGTGTCCCAGCTGCGTTGATGAGAATTTCCAACGAACGGAAAGTGTTTGTTGAGAATGAAATGCCAGTTGAGGTCAGCGTTTCGTTTCCACTTGTTCGCGTCACAAAATCAATCGCCTGTCCGTTTTGAACTCGAAAATAGATGCCGTTTGCTGATTCAGCCGTGATGGAATCACCCCAACCGCACCGGAAAGCACCAGTCAACGTGCCGTCAAACCAAGTAACTCCGCTTTGTCCTGCTCGAAAAATTACGCGAGCGGCAGAATTGCCAATCAGCGCCACACTAGCAGCCTGATTGACGCGAGCCTGTTGGGTCACCGCTGCTGCCGTGCCGGTTGACATTGCGACAACACCAAATCCAGCGTTGACCTGTGAGTTGGTGCCGCCAGTTACGCCAAATGTCAAATTTCCCGTCAGGGAAGCAGTACCCATGAACTGCTCAAAGAACTCAATATAAGCGCCCGGCGTCGGCACGTTTGCCAGCGCATTTGTCAGCCCATCAATTTTGCTTTGCGCAATCGCCGCGTCAGCCGCCACATCTGCATCCACCAGCAGACTCGCTGGTGATTGCAGCACGCCAGCCACATTTTTCCAAAGCCCTGTGCCCGCCACAAGCCCAAGGGATGTGTGCACATGGCTCGGCGTGTCGTCGCCAAACTCACCAGTCACGCTGTGCCCGTTGCCTGTTGCGTAGGCTTCGAGGGTCACATAAATGCGGTCAGTAACCAGCATGGCGGTTTCCGGCACCAGCACAGAAATCCCGACGAGCGCGGAGGTCTGGCCAATGGTTACCGCTGCCGAGGTCGCAAGCAGCGTCGGTGCGTTGCTGCCGTCATACTTGTAGACCTTGGCGCGCACGCTGTTGCTGTGGTTGTTGTCCGCAACACCGTACAGCCAAACATTGAAGTCCCAGAGGCCCGCAGGGATGTCAGTTGAGCCCGGATCCTGCGGCGTGGACTCGGACACGAAACCCGCAAACTGCGTCCAGGTTGTCGGCGTCAGACTGCCGGTTGTCGCCGTCGTCTGCGTTGCGTCTGCGCTGCGCCCGAGTTGTTTGGGAGTGCCTGGCAGGTTTGTCGTCGGTGCGTCGGCATCGGTGCCCTGATTGAGGTAATAGGTCAGCCCGTTCGCACCACCGCCGCCACCGCCCGTAGAAGCTGCAGGAGCCCATTGAGAGCCGTCCCATGTCAGCACCTGCCCGCTCGTGGGTGCAGTGCCGGAAACTGCGGAGCCCTTGATTTTGTCGACGCTTGTCGAGTGCAGCCCGCCGGAAACGTCGCCGGAGAGGATGGGAGAGTTGAGAGAAGGCATGTCAGTAAGTAATTGTGATGCTTGCGTCTCCGTTTCCTTCGGAGATCACGATTGAAATGGTTGTGCCTGCAACGGTTGAGAAATCGACAGGGTCGGCAAAACTAGCTCCGGGAGTTCCCGAGCCTCCAGGTATTGCTGTGCCGCCTTGGCCTGGAGTTCCTGCTGATCCTTGTAATGGATTGCCAAAATAAAGCAAAGCAGTTCCACCTGCGCCTCCGCCTCCTCCAGAATGATTTGCCCCACCGCCGCCACCTCCCCCGCCGTTGCCAATATATCCCCCGGCACCGCCATCGCCTCCGTTTCCTCCGTTTGTTGCGCCAATTCCTCCAGCTCCTCCGAATGGATCGATGCTAGATCCATTACCTCCAGCTGTTGCGTCAACCCCGCCTGCGCTCCCGCCACTGCCTGGTGTGCCAGTGTTGCCGCCGTTGCCAGCGTTTGGTCCGTTTCCTGTACTACCGGCTGCCGGTGACAAATAAACGCTGCCATCAGAATTAACTGCACCTCCACCGCCGCTGCCACCGCCGCCATACCCCGCAACACCAGCGGCTCCACCTGTGCCCCCCGGCAAACTCCAAGTGATGGCAGCAATAGCAATGCCCTTGCCATCGCTGCCCGCAGATGCGGTTCCGTCGGCACCATTTGCGCCAGTTGTTGCAACAACCGGATTTCCTTCAGTGTCGAAATAAGCATTGAAACCCGTCTGCCCTGGTTGTCCATTGGTTGCCGTGCCGTCTGTGCCTGCGGCAGAACTGGCAGAAACATAAGCGTATCTCACCCAAGCCGGTACGACCCACGTGTGCGTACCGGCGGTGTTAAAAGTTACGCTACCGTTCAGCGAAGTTGGTTCCCACTCTGAGTTTGTGGCGTTCCAAGCCAGCACCTGCCCGTCAGTCGGTGCAGTCGTGGCAATGTCGCGGCCTTGCAGCGATGTTGCATCACCACTGCCTCCGCCGCCGGAACCGGCGACCAATGCTCGGATGCTGATCAATTCGCCAGCAACGGGAGCCTCTACAAAGGTGATAGTGCCGCCTGCGGTCGAGGTGATGGCGTACTTGCTAGGAGGCTGGTCAATGCCGCCCACGCTGACAATGTACCCACCGTCCGCCGTGCCGTTATATCCGGCAAAAGTGAACGCCGTTGTCGTGCCGTCTCCGGTGTGTTCGGTCACCGTAGTGCCAGCGGCCACTGGCCCGTTGAGTAGCGTCACGCCGGCGTCTGCACCGAGGAAAAGCTCGCCGGTCTGAGTATTTACGGCAAGCTCCCCGAGATTGAGCGTTGTCGGATTTCCCGACGCGCCGCTCCTGCGCTTTGGTATGATCGGGAAAGCCATAGACTAATATGTACCTGCGGAAGCCACGGTGGCGGTGCCGTCTCCGGCGATTTCGATGCTTGCGGATGACTTGATGCCGCCCACCACCGTGGATGTCCCCGGGATGATTTTGGCAGCGCCTGCGGAACTCACGAAAAGCGAATTGCTGGAAACTGGGTCCACGCTGAGCACGCCGAGTTGTGAGGTCGTCGCAACCTGCAGCTGAGCGGTCGAAAGAAACCCACTGGCAGTCAACTCGGGAACACCACCAGGCGTTGCCAGCTGCGTCAGCTGAGCAGTGCTCACCGCGCCGATATTGGCAGGCGTCAGCGTGATGTCTCCGTTGACTGGGAGCACAGTGTTGACGCTGAGCACCTCGGATTTGGCACCGTCGACGAAGTCCCAGGTGCTGCCGTTGAACACAATCCAGTCCCCGGCCTCCACGCGTGTTTGCCCGTCGATGGCAGGCGAGAGTGTTGCGCTGTTGGACGCAACGTAGTAATCGCCCTTGGCAGCCGTGCCGGCCCCGACAACGCCGCCGGATGCGATCACCGGCGATGTGTTGACCGTCCACGCTCCCTTGTATGTCACACCACCGATGATAGCGGATGGCAGCTGCGCCGTGCTGATTTTGCCGTCCACGCCCAGCTGCGGGATGAGCCCTGCAATCGCCGAGGTCGTCAGCGCGCCAATCTGCGCCGTGGTCAGGTTTTGGATCTGGTAGGTCGAGATCAGCCCGTCAGCGGTCAGCTGCGGGACCTTGTTAGCTTCGGCAAGCCTGGTGAGATCATTGGTGGTCAGCGCGCCTTGCGTGCCGCCGATTTCGACCACGCCAGAGTTTGCCTTGAAATACAGTTTACCAGATGCCGTGTTGACGGCCAGCTCGGCCAGCTGCAGAGCGCCAGCCAAAGGCGCGTCGGGCGAGGTCGTAACAGCGTTGCGTATGGGGATGATCGGGAATGCCATGGTCGTGGTTTAGTAAGTGCCTGCGGTAAAGTTGGTGGGCACCCACTCGGTGCCGTCGTATTGAAAGACTTGACTTGTTGTCGGTTCCGTCGCGGAAACGGTTTTGCCTCGAATGCCAGTGACGGTTGCCACCGTGCCGCCGCCGCCGGTTGCGAGCGAAAGGTCGCCGGTCACGCTGGTCAGCGATCCGGGAGGTCCTTGCGGGCCTTGGGGTCCCTCTGGGCCTTGCAGCCCGGGAGCGCCGGTGAGTAATGTGACCACCAGAGGGCCACAGAGTGTGTTGCAGCTCATGGTCAAGATATAGTGACGCGGGCCTCGATTAACCGGATGTCCCAGCCGTCAGGCCGCTGGACGTTGACGGTCAACTGAGCCCCAAATTGTGCCGAGAAAAGTGCGGTCTGTGCGTTGGTCAGCCGCAGCGAAACAACGTCCGGTGTCGGTCGCACAATGCTGGGCGTTGTCAGCGAGACGCCTGCCGAGGTCTTGAGTGTGACACTGACAAACCAGTCAGTCAGGTCGGTGTAGTCGCTGCACGGGCCGTCCTGCTGCAGCTGGAAAGAAAAGTCCCAGTCAGTCCCCCGCTGAATCGTTGAGCTTGTCTGGACGGCGACCATTACACTCTAGGGGTGTGGGACAAGGTAGTTTCGTGCCGAGTCGCAACACCCGCTCACCGGCTGCGCTCCTGCAGGCCATGCCCTGGCGGCCACCTCCTCGTCCCGGCTTGGCAGCTTGCCAAGCGGACACTGCGGCTTGTCGGCCAGTATGTCCCAGCGCGTAGGACAGCCTGCGTACCTGTCGCAACTTAAGCACACCTGCGCGCGCTTGTCAGCAATCCATTGCGGGATCATTCGATGTACGGGGTCGCCGTGAGCGTCACGGTGTAGGTGTTCGTCAGCACGTCGCCAGTCTCGGGATTTGTCACCGTCTGGCTAATCTCCGTCACGTTGCCGTCGATAAACTCGTCAACGTAAAGCTCGATGTAGACCTCAGGGTCTGTTGTGTTCAGCCGGAATGCAGCTCCAAAGTTGCTTGGGAAACGCTCTTGCAGCCAGTTGCGCGTGGTGAGCCTGTACGTGCTCCAGGCGTCCCCAAAGTTGTTTATAACGGCGACGGCAGGCTGGATATTGGTTGCGACGCCGTTGTTGCCGCCGTTCCAGCGAAAAAGCAGGTCGATCGTTTCGGGTTCGCCGCCTTCGTAAGTGAGCGTGATCTGCACCGGGTTGCCATCGTCAATTGTTTGGTTTGTGCTGACAAATGGTCGATTTGCAAAGTCATTTTCCAGTCTGGCGGCATCGCGGTCTGTTGAGCTGTACGACACATCGGTAACCCAAAACTCTCGCGGCCCGCTGGGTGGCTCGTAAACAAATGCGTCAGCGGTCAGCTTTGTCCAGCGCTGCCCGTCAAATTTTACACCCTGACCGGCGATGAAATAGCGCATGCCGTCGATGGCGTCGGCTTCGTTTTCGATGTAGTAAGTCGCCGTTGGCAGCATTATCGTGCCAGGTAACGCCAACTCGCCGTCAGCAAGTCCGCCGGATGCCAGCACGGGACTGCTGTTCGGTGTCCAAAAAAATGTCCTGTCTGGTTTTGGGTAACGATATTGCGATGCAACGACCCATTTACTACTGCCGCCAGTCCCAGAGACTGAGACGCGGTCGCCGGGGTAAACGCGGGTTAAAAAGTCAATCGGAGGATCAATCGGAATCGGGTCATCAACGCCTGCGCCGTCTGGTTGAGCCACCGTGTAATAACCGCGCACCACGAGGTCTCCGTCTGCATTGCCATCAGCGCTTAGGACTGGCGACGTGTTGACGGTCCATGTGCCTCGGTTTTCAAAGTTGACTAAGCCCTGCGGGAACTGCGGCAGCTGTCCCACGCTGGCGACGCCCGAGTTGTTGCCAACTGATCCCTGGATACCAAAAGTGCGAAACTGTTTTTCCGATCCAAACGGAACGCCGCACGTTTCCTCTTTAACCGTCAACTCATCAACAAACTCGATTGGATTGACTGTGCCGTTAAGCGTCCAGTCTACAGGCTGCCCAGACGTGTTGGAAAACGGGTAAAACTGCCCGCTGCCCGTAATCTGGACGGAGATGTCTAGCCGCGCTCGCCTGTTGTAATCGTTGAGAGACATGCTACGCGAGTGAGCACGGACTCGGGAATGGCTGCTGGCAAACGTTGCGAATCTGCGTGATGACTGGCGGGTCTGCGGTCGTGTCTACTTGCACGCTCGCGATGAGATTGTATTGCGTGTCGGTCGTGTTGGATTGCAGTCCAGTTTCAACTGAAAAACTGATTGAACTTGGGAGCAACGTCGTGAGGTTGAACTGGATTTTGCTGTAGATGAAGCAATTCTCCGTTACCGTCAGCTTGAGCGTCGGATCGTTGTCGGGAAACATGCCCGTCGGCAGCATTTGCCAGATCAGGCCCCAAGCGACTTCAACTCTTAGCCCTGTTTCATCCGAGGCGTCTGTGCATTGAAAAGGACAGGGAATAGTGCTGCCACCACCACTGCCGCCCCGAACCTGATCGTTGACAATGATCGTTGTCCCTCCTGGTGTTCGCGAAAATGTTCCGCCGATCACGGAAGTGACCGAAGCAGCTCGGACGGCATTACTGAGCTTGTTGAGGTCAGCGCTGACAAGTTCTAGGCCGCGCCTAAAAGCAGGGAGGTCCATTAGGTGTAAAGTACTTCTTCCCAGTTGCTGCCGCGCGCAGAGCCCAAAAACTCGCGCGTAACACGCCACTTTGCTCCTTCCTGTTGCCCTGACAATCCGGTCAAAATAAAATTTACGGGGCCAGTGTCGCCACTATATCCCGGGTCGGAAATAACTCCAACTTCAGAGGCGTTAGGTTCGGTGTCTTCGAGCGTGGTCAGCTTTATAACAATGCGCGGCGCAAAGTAATTTGTGATGCCCTTTGTCCAAAGCGCGTACAACGTGGAAAACACTTCGTCTGTTTCGTCAGCAGGCGTCCACCCGTTCAAGTCTGGATTGTTCGGACTTTGTTTCCACATTGCCCAGTCTTTGCGATTTTTAGGGGTCAAACTTGCAAAGTACGGATGCGACTCCACCGGTTCTTGAGTTGTCGAAACGTCCAGTGCGTACACTGGCGGCATCACGTCAAAGAACTCCTCCACGACCGTCACCACTCCGTCTGTTTGATTGACTCGATACGACCGGCAATCTGCAGAGGGATCTTCCCATGGTCCAAGCGTCTGCTTGGTTGTCGTCCGCGTAATGAGCCCGGTTGGGTCTTTGCTGACCTCTTCTTGTGTTAGTGTCAGTGCCATAAATTAAGCTGTGAGCACTAGGCCTCCAGATTGAGCCGGTGCGATTTGATAGTCTTGGCCGCCTTGTTTCACCACGTCGATCAATTCTTTGATGTAAGTGCGAATGTCTTCCTGGATCCGAACGGATTGGTAGGCGGGAGAGTTGTCTTGCCCGCCAGACAGCAGCGCGGAACCGCCGCCCACTTTCTGCAGGCTGGAAATGTCCGGCATCCCAACAGCCGCGCCAGTGCCAGCTTTGCGCAAAATGTCCATGCCAGTTTGTGCCGCCCCTGGTGTTTGATATTTTTCTCTGGCTTCTTTTTGCGCTTTTTCAATCTCAGCCATCCCCTGAGTCAAATAATTTTCCTCAGTGCCAGGTGCTCCTTCTTGTTGTCCGCTTGGCCCCCGATCGCCGCCTAAAAGTTTTCCCAAAAACAGAGCCGGAGCCAACAGAAGTTCAGCGGCTTTGCCAAAAGCGTTCACGATGATGCTCGCTGCGCTGGAAAGGTACACAAAAACCTGTTTAGCAGCCAAAACAAACATGTTCAGTTCCTTGCCAGCGGCAACGCCAATTTGGCTAAAATCAAGCTGTGCGCTCTTGTCTAAAACCTCCATCAGTTGCGGGACAATTTCAGAAGCAATTCCGACAAAAAATCCTCTAATCTTATTGCCCGTGAGTCCAAGAATATCGCTTGCCCGGCCAAATACTCCCGCGTTTTGCAACAGCAAAGCGGATTGGTTTCCAAGCATTCTGCGGACTTCCTCCATGCCGCCAGCAGCAAAAACAGAAAGCAGTTTTGCGCCGGACTTTCCAAAAATGTCCATGGCAACGGCAGATCGTTGCGCGGGATTTTCAATTTTTGAAATTGCTTCGCCAATCTTCATCAGCTGCTCATCAGCGTTGAGTCCTTGAATTTCATCAATGGCGATGCCCATTATCTGGAATTTTGCAGCAGCGTCAGCGCTTCCAGATCCGGCTTCAGCAATCAACCGTTGCATTTTGGCAAGCACTGGCTGCACCTGCTCGGCCTTCATGCCGTTCAGGTCAAAAGCCAACTGCAATTCCATCAGTTTGTCTATCGCAACCCCGGTTTGTGCGTTGAGGTCAACCAGGTCATCGCCTAGTTGAATCGCCTCAGAAAAGTGCCGTGCGGCAAGCGTTAAAGCCCCAAAAATTGAAGCTCCACCGGCTAGCCTGCGCATCGACGACATTGCGCTTTGTATGCCGCTTTGAAAGTTGGACCAGTCGAGCCCTAAAGACGCAAAAATCATATCAGCGAATACGTTGTTGGTTGATAAAGTTGGCAGTGCTCCGCGCCATTGCGTTTGCTTGCATCGTTAATGCCACCGACAGTTTTTGCTGTATAGCATCGGAGTCTGTGTGTTCCGTGTTGTTCCGTACGAGATATTTCAACTCTGTAGCCGTGTCGCGGATTTCAACCGAACCAGACACTCGGTTTCCATGTCTGGCAATCCATCGCGGAATGCCGCCAACGCCAAAGCGATTTGCCCCAGCAATCCATCCTGAAGCCGTAAGACCTTGCTCTTCCAATAGTTTCTTGCGGACATAAGCAATGCTTGTTGTCCATGCAGGCATTCTTGGCCTTCCTCGAATTCTCCGCTTGTTATTCCGCTTGGATTTGTACCAAGCAAGCAGCTGCTCTGGTGACATCTCAAGTGCCTCGCGAGTCACACGAGTTCCGAAGATACGGGCAATCTGATCCCATCCCCCGGGTCGCGCTGCCGTTGCTCGGTAGCGGGCAGGAATTGGTTGGAATGCTTTGGCAATGTCTGAAGCGATTGCTTTTGCTCCCTGTTTTTTTCCACCCGCAAAGTCTACTCGGCCCGTTGGTTGTCCGTTTTGCCCTATGCGAATAGATGCACGCCGTCCACCCATTGGAGGGGTGACTGCAAAAACCAGACGCAATACCCCTTTAAAATTGCGAAGAACAACTTCGCGCATGGATCGGCGAGACGTTGCTGCAACTCGCTGAAGTTCCGCAGTAAATCTGGCCTGAGCTGCGGCGTAATCCCAACGAATGGCGTCACTCATCGTCATCGTCCTCCGGTTGCTGCGGCCTTACAAACAGGCTTTCTAAAGCCGCTTGTTGTCGTTTGGTGGTCCATGCCCCATTGCCCCAGATCGCGGCGTGGTACATGCGCAGCAGCATTGCCAGCGGTGCTCGTCGTTGCAGGTAGTCCAGTGTCCATCCAGTTTCACGCGCCAGCACCAAGAGGAAGGATTCCCCCCAGCCTGGCGCTGTTAGTTTTTTGGCTGATCCGTGCGGCCTCCAGGTTGCGGTATAACGTCCACGCGGCCCTCTTCTACTGCCTCAGCCTGCGCTCGGCACCATTCAGCTACCGGCTTTGCCAACGCCAGCGGAAACGCCCTTGTAAACGCTTTGATGGCAGCAAGCGCTGTGCTGTCGCTGATTGCCTGTTCCACGTCCTCCGGTTCCCGGCTTTGCAGCCATGCACACGCAATGACTTGTTGCTGGTCCGAAAGTTTTGCCAACTTCAGTTCGGAAATAGCTAACTGGGTTGTCATCGTCCACGGACGCAGTTCCAGCGGCCCAATCACCGTGTTTTTAAGAAAAAACGGGTTCATTAGAATCGCGCTTGGAACTCCTGCTTGAGCCACTCGGGGCTGTCTGGATAGACGATGCCGAATGCACGTCCATCTTTGCGGGAGATGCCCACCGCTGAAGACTTGGCAAACCGCTTTAGGTCGCGTGCATTGTCCCTGTACCCACGCATCCAAGAGATGTCAGAGTCAGGATTTGCCTTGCACCATTCAAGGTCTTCAAAGCGTTTGCGGAACTCATCAAAGTCGATCGGTTCTCCGTCGACCTTGGCGAGGATGTCGCAATTCACGATCCAGCGGACGTGCGTCTTTCCAGCCTCGTCCACAAAATGCTGAAACCCGCCACGCTTAACCAAAGTACCGCCGCTAGTAAGCCAAGCGGCGATGATGTCAGTGTTGAAACTCTTTCCAGGAGCTTCGTTGTCCTCAAGTAATCGGAGGCGCATAAGTTATTTGTGTTAAGCGTTTTTGTAAATTGTGCCGGTTGCAGACCAGCCGCGAAAGTCGTCGTTTTTTGAATCCAGCGTTACGTTGGTCCAGAACCCTTTGCCGGTCACACCACTGATTCCGCTGGTTTCTTCGCCGGGGTCAAAAGGACAAGTGTCACCTTTGCCTTTTACACTGACTGCGTAAGTCGTGTCGTAAGTCTTGGCTTCAGAGAATGCTCCCACTGAGTCAATTAACTGTTTGAACTCGCCCTTCATTTCGATGTCAACAGACTCCACAATTGAGCCCGATGCCGTCACAAGTGTTACTCCAAAAGTAGCCATGATTATTCAAAAAGGGTGTAGGTTGCCTCGGCGGTTGAGAAATCGTCGTTGGTTTGTGAAACCTTTGACCCAGTAAGTTTTGCGCCACTAAACGAGCCTTCTGGAACCGCGAGCAAATTGTCCTCGCCTTTGGTTTTGACGGTTGTCGTGGTAGTGCTGCGCGGCTTGGCTTGCACCACGACCGTTTGCCCGTCGGCATCGCGGATTGTTGCAAGTTCAACGACCGTTTCTTGCGTCGACTCTTGCAAATAACCGCTCGGCGCGGTGACTCCAAATGTGACTGCTCCAAATGATACAGGCATGGTGTGTTATGGTTTTGGGCCGTAGCCCACGATGTAGGGCATGGAGGTTCGCCAGTGGCGTTCCTCGCGAAGATTGTCTGTGGATTGTGCGACCACCCCGTACAGCTGCACTGCCTCAGAAACGAGCACCAGTGCGCGCATTGCGGCGTCTACCTGGGCGGCAAAAGCGGCCTGCTCGGCCTTGGTGTAGTCGTCGGCCTGCGAGATCACGTTGAGCGTCAGCGTGCCGCGTTGCAACGGACTGCCGACGACGATGTCGCTTTGTAATTCCATTAGCACGGACTTGCCCGGGATAGGCTGGTCGTCCTGCGGTTCGCCGACATAAACGCCTGGGAGCGCAAGCGCAAGCGCGTCCTGTACCGCTGCAGAAAATGCGCCGTCGATCATCGCGTGATGTCCTCCAGGTACAGCTTCCACGA